TTGCCGTATCAAGGAAGATATCGTCAACGCCTTTTACATACAGCCGGGACTCCACGCCGTAAGCAGACGCTTGCCCGATTGCCTTGCCGTCTATCCTTATCTCTTTGTAATCTGTCGCACCGTCAACAACCGATATTGTGCGCCCATCTTCTGTTATAAAGTGTTGTCCTACATCGGTATAGTCGGTTTCGGTTTTGTACAGGTTTGTTATACCGCCGTCACGCTCGATACCAGTATTGACAATGTTGGGAGCTTCCTCACCAAACTTTTTAATGTCTTGGTCAAAGGTCTCCGTATTAAGTGAAGTTTTAAGCTCGATCTCTTGTCTCATGGTTTCCTTTAATAATTAAGCAGTCTGTTAAACTCAGATATCCGATGCTCCGGCTGGTATTCATCCCTTTTGAGTTGGTCCATCATGCGGTCAACAATTTCCGCGCCCCGTGCTATTAGTTGCGTAGTATCGCCGTTCTGTTTTCTACGAAAGTCGATAGCGCACTGGAAGGCCATCGCTTCCGGGGCCTCATTGAGCGGATAGCTAAAATCAGTGTCTACTTTATCAGACAATGCGAACAGCGTCGCCATCGGACCGCGACAAGTAAGGAACCCGTATTCCGCTTGTCCGCCTTCAAGATCGGTCGCGTAGTCTATCAGTTCCGTTGTCTCTGTAGGAAGCCCGTAATCGGTCAAGCGCATAACATCCCCGGCTGCTGTCAGGTAGTAGATTGCATCGCCATTGCTCGAGACTGAAAGAGCCGCGATAGTTGATACCACGCCACCGATGACAAGGTATCCACCGGCATTACGGAAAACGAGATCCGCGCCGCATTTGCAGTAATCGTATTCTGCAACCGCCGCGATGGTTACGGACCCCGTACCGTCAAGAGCGCAACTAAACGAGCTTGCACCGTCGGTATAATAAACGAGGTTATTTGTGATGGTGAATGAGGTTATAGACAGCCCGGAAAGTATCGCAGTCGGTACGACCGTCGCCGCAAGGTCAGTAGTTCCCCGGTATAGATCGCCGCCCGAAAGGAAATACAGATACCCCGAATAATACTTTACATTGGTTATAGCGGTTCCCGTGTAGAGTGTTGCCGTTGAATTACCCGCAAGGCTTTCGGCTACTATGGTAATCCCTCCGGAAACATAGAGCATATAGTCTTTTGCGTACTCATACACGTACCACGCACTTGTTACGCCAAGTTTTGCGGAAGGTGATAGCTGAGTCAGATACCGCCTGGTCAGTTCCGGCACACTCGGCGCAAGGGCCGGGGGGTAGTAGTCTACCCTGATTGCATCGGGCAATGACCCCGCTATGATCCAAAGTTTATCACCTCTCCAGCGATACTGAGGCTTACCCGGCCTTTCGTTCCTCTGATTGGTGTTGAAGCGGTCCATGTTCTGCCAGTCGCCGCTATTCTTGAAGTCTACAAAACGGATCTTGTAGCAATCGGACGGCATATCAATCTCGAAGCTGGTATCGTTGATCTTGGTCGCGGTTGTCAGGTCAAGTATCGCCGTCTTGATATAGTAATCATCGCTTGAGTCGGTAATCTTGCTGTAAACGTCTTTATACGCCTCAAAAAGGGCGTTTTCTTCATCGGAATTGGTAATAAACTTGCTATTTGCTATGTCCGCAAGGGAACGAGCGCGGGCTATAATTTCGCTACTTTTCATTGCTAACCTCTATGATATAGGGGCAAAATGGACAATACAGGGCATAGTTGTATACAAAAAAAGCCCCCTCCAAACGGAGAGGGCCAGAAACATGGAGGGAATGACTACGAAACGAAGTTGATAACCGTGTTCTTTCCAGGCGCACGAAGGGCAAAGGAGCCGTAAAGCTGCAGGATAACCTGGAGCGCGGGGCCGTCCGTTGCCAGCGTCGAGGGCTGGACAGTTACATAGTCATCGAAAATGAAACTATAGGCCGATTTCATATCGGGGGTGCTGACACCGTTGACTGCCTGTACTCCGGTATTGTTGGCGGTGATACCGTCATTCGTCGGGGTGTTGGCATTCGAGAGCATCGCAAACTCGATAGTCTCTTCGTCGAGAATATACGCGGTGAAGCGCGGGCAATAGGGATCGTCATAGACCTTATCAACCCATGAACTGGAATACGCGTACTTGGTTTCCTCGAATCCGTTGACCGCCTGGGGCTTGCTTCCTTTGGCACCGGCGACGTTCGTTGACTGCAAGAGCTGCTGGGTTCCGTTGAACTCGGCAAGTACCGTCTGGTAGTCCCGTGGATTGATTACCAACCACTGGGGATTTCCACCAGCGTTACGAGCAGCCAAGAGTCCGCGCACAATGCAATCCTTGTACTTTTCCGCTCCGCCGGTATCGCGCTGGACGTAGTTACCAGCGAGGCGAGCAGGGAATACCGACCGGTCAACGCCGTTGAAGGCGGTTCCGATATAGGTAGTCCACGATGCACCGGTACGCGCGGCAAGCGAAGGGAGCCAGCCAGCCAGACCGATAGGCAGAAGCGGGGTAGTTCCAGAACGGCAACCCTGGATCTCAATCCAGTCAGTCGCGGCCCATGTCTCGATTGCGGTTGCGGTGAAGGTTACGCTGGTTCCGTCGATACCAGTAACGGTGTTGACGGAGGTACGGAGCGTACTCGAAGGAAGCGCGCCGTTGGTAACGAGGAAGACCGACCCGATATCCAGCTTCTGTACCACGTCCTGCTGGAGAAAGTCAACGGTATTCGAGCCGATAACCGTAGTCGCGACAACCGCATGCCCGACCTCTCCGAAACCCATGCCGAAAAGCGCGGTAGCAAACAGGCGACGGAAAGCCGCCGTGCCGTCGTACATCTTGACAACGGGAACCGGAACGAACGCTCCACGGATATTCTCCGAAGCAAGCACGTCTTTTGCCGATACGGTGAAGATTGAAAAAAGCTGTCCAGGCTGGACGGAAAACTGCGCTGATTTCGAGGTTCCCGAAGCCGCGTTCGTAGCCGCTACGGTAGCATCACCGGCGCAACCGCCGCCACTTCCATAGTTCGCGGCAAAATTGTAGGTTTTACCACCAACCCGATTTTTTGCAATGGCACGAAGCGTCGGGGACGCCCTCCAAAGCAATGAGTCCATATCCTTGTCGGTATACCACTCTTTATATACGGTCAGTACACCAGCATCGCTAGTTACAGCAGGCATCTAGTTTTCTCCTTTTACATTTTCACATCGGGGCTTTTCTTTCGCATAGCCCGGATACGCTCGGCAAGTTTTCCCTGTTCGTCGGGTTCTGCCTGAGCGGTTGAAACTTCAATCGCGACGCCTTCAACAGGCGGCTCGATTCCCTTGATCTTGTCATGCTTGGCTTTGATATTCCCAAGAATCTGTTCGATTGCGCTCGACTCTTTTCCCTCGTCCCATTCGGGTTCTTCGCCTTTCATGGATTGGATTTCGTCATACAGCTTGTCGTACAGATCGGAACCTGACAGCTCCTTAAAGAAACCTTCATACGGACCAAACTTGTCTTTGTACTTGCCGGAAAGCTCATCAATCCCGCTCATGCGCTTGCGCTCATTGTAGAGATTGGTAACGCCGCCGATAATTTCGTCCATAACGATCTTATCCAAGCCTTCTAGCTTTTCTTCGATCGCTTTGGTCTTTTCGCACAAAGCTAGTACAGCATCAACAAGAGGTTGCATAACCTCTTTATCTTGCTCTACGTCCGCATGACCTTCTGGAGCCTCAAGCCCTACCTTTTCGATCAATGCTGATAGCAGTTGATCTTTTTCAGCCGGACTTAACGTACTCACATCATAGGGCATTTATTACACTCCTTTAACATATATAGGATCATCCCGCATTAGGCGGTATTGCTTGCGCCTCTTGTACGTTTTCCGCGCCCTCTGCGGGTATCTCTACTCCTGCAGCCGTTGCCGCGCCAATCGTGGCTATTGAACTTTCCGCCGTGCCTAATGCGTCGATATCAGTCTTCACCTTTGTGATGAAGTCAACCAAACGCTGCAGCACTTCAGGGTTTTCGTCAGACGCATCGAGGCGCAATAGCATATTGACCGCCTGTTTGAATAGGCCCTTTATGTCGGTACACTCGAAATACGCGTACCCGTTTACCGGATCGGGGCCGTCTTCTATCACGCGCTCAATGATCTTTTCGTTGGCGTTATAGGCCGCAGTGACAATGGAGTACGCGCCTTCAAGGTCGGGCATTTCCAGGAGCGTGGAGGCGATTGACGGGTCAATGACCTGCATGCTCAAGAGCTTTTCAATCTGTTCCATCTTGACCTTGGGATCTTTAGACAAGGAACTAGAAGCGCTAAACTGCATGGAGAATGCTTCCCGCTCTTTCTTTATGTCGCCCCATTTTATCGCGCTTCTGTTTTGTCGCCTGGGTAGCACGTCGGCCTTTTCCGGGTAAACGTCAATTATCCGCTCTGCCAGATCGCGGGCCATGCGGATATAGTTCGTCAATACGACGTTATGCCGTTCGCTTTCCACGTCTTCAAGCGTCTGGAGCGCCACGCCTGAATTGAGGCCCGATGGTTTCTTGCTCTGGGCTGAAAGCTGAGAAACGCCCGTAAGGTTGTACATTTTCTGCTCGAACAGTTCCAAAAGCTGGATATACTGCGGGTCAATCGCGGGAGGCGTTGCGACCATAACCGGGCTTGCCCCGGAAGATCCGGCGATATTGTACTCGAATACATCGCCGATCCTGGAAGAAGCAAAGATGCTGGTTTTTATGTCCGATCCCCGCGGAATAAACACGGTATTAGCCGGGGATACTTGGGCCGCCTTGCTTATCTTGTAGGTAAGTTCGTCTACCATTCGCTGTATTGGATAGACAGAATCAAGCATAGAATCGGAGAACGCGCCCTTTATCGGGTCTTTGTAGTAAATCCAGACGAAAGGCGGTATTTCAAACTCTATCGCCCGTTCGCGGATCTTCTTTCCACCGGCAAAAATGTATTCCTTCTTGCCTAAAAGATCGTAATAGCGGACAAGCTTGACGTATGCGTTCGGGGTACTCTGCATAGCGTCAATGTATTCTTGGGGCAAATCCTTGTAGTCGCGTAAAGCTAGCAAGGGATATTGCCGCTTAATGATCGCGCACCGGGTCAGCTTCCCCTCGCTCATTTCGCCCGCGTCAAAGTAGAATTGCCACGGCGGAACGCGCTGCACCGTCGCAGTTTCATCATCTGCCCAGATAACGCCCATATCGAAGGTGAGAGCGTCAGCCATTGACTGGATGAGTTTTTTGTATACGTCTTGGGCATCGTAATACCCATCGAAGAATATCTGAGCATTCCGGCATACTTTCGTAGTCTTATATGTGCCGTTTACCGGATTAAAGAAAGGCCGAACTTTCGTCTGTGAAAGCTTTGAAAGCATGGTATCAATGCAAGAGCGCAAGATATTGAGGTACGGCAGATTGGCGTCTGACCCATCGTACGGGTTGTAATAAGCCAGGACGTTCCCGTAGTTATTGTGCACGTCCTCGGCCCGATTGCCGTTATTGTAGAACCGGTTGAAGTTGCGCCGGTACTTCATTTCCCGCCTGGAAAGGTACTGTTCCATCTGGCCGATGTCGGTCAGTATGTATTGCTCGTTACGGTTGATAGTTGCCATTTAGAACGCCTCCCCGAAAAGCGGCCTATCGGGAAGCTGAGCATCGCGCTTGATAGACAACGCCGTGCCATCGGCAAGGTTCACGTCAATGGTAACACCGGCTTGGGCTGAATTGATTAGATCCCGGATAATCCCGTAGTTAAGCGGTAAAGCCTTGAGCTTATCAAGTTCCTTTTGTTTCTTGGCTGCTTCTTTTTCACGCTTGTATATAGCTAGAACGCGGATTAAAATATTTAACATTGTGACCCTCTGCAATATATAGGGTCATTTTTAGATAAAAGAAGCGCCGCGAGAGTACGAATCTCGCGGCGCCGGTGATGGGGGTGAACTCCTAGGAGGTAGTAACAGCAGGAGCCAATCTCGAAGGTTGGAAGAACTGGCTGGAGGACCTTTTCTTCTTTCTTGTATTGTAGCATTACTCCCGATGGGAGAGCAAGTCATTTTTTCGGGTAATTTATCCAGATAAACCGCATTGCGTAGAGGATCGCGTCAACCATATCCGGGTGAAAAGCCTCGTCATCTATGATCCGGGTTAGATCGTCCCGGTCATTTCGCGCAAATACTACCTTCAAAGCTTCATCGGAGAATATGCCGTCTTGTCTGACTTTGAACTCGCCTAAACGGGTTTCTTCCTGCAATAGCTCGATAGCCATATCCTTGTTTGCTTTGAAAGCGTCGGCGACAGGCAAAGAGTATTGCGTCTGGAGTTCGCTCGATATCTTCTTTCCAGCTCCCCCGGTATCGGCATAGATATAGAAAAACCGGCTGGCATCGGGAACGCTTTTGAGCATTGGATGACTGGCTATGTACTGAATACCGCGCTTCATTTCGTCGGCTAGTTCTGTTATTCCCGTACGGTTTCCCTTGTATTCATACATCAGGAAGCGTTCTGGCTTACTGGACGAAAACATAACTATTGCGAAGGCGTCGGAGTCTTCAAAGCCGTAGTCTAGCCCGGCGCTAAAGTGTATGTCGGCTATCGGCTGGCTATTGATCCATGCCGCGAGTTGGTCATCTTGATACCAGTTTGCATCCGTAAGCCGATAAACCAGCGCGTCGTCGTCATAGCAGATCTGCCCTAAATACTCGCGGATATAGAGCGGGCTGGTGACGGTAAGCTGCTTTTCCTCAAGGACCGCGGCTAGTACCTTTTCATAGTCAGGAATAAAGGGATTGGCAGTAATATTCCAGTTAAACCTGGCCGCCTTATGCTTTTCCGTATCGGTCCAGATTTCCTCCCAGTACGTCCCGCGTACCCTGGGACCCGTCCCGCATAGCATTAACTGTCCCTTTCGGTCCAATAACGTCGGTTCCAGGATCTCTTCGATAAGCACGGCAAGCGCCTTCTGGCTCTGAGCTTCATCAATGACTACCAGGTCCCATTGGCTGCCCCTGAGCTTATCCCGTTCGTCTACAGTAGTATTTCCTACGAAATGGATCTCGCTACCGTTTGGGAGCACCAGAAGCCCTTCTGTCCGGCGTTGTTCTTTCGGCTTCATGCCTAGATCGGTTACGCGCTCTATGTACTTATTCCAGAATAGCTCTATACACCGGGTAAACGAAAGGCCGATATAGAGGATTCGTGCGCCTTCCTTGCTGATCGCCTTTTCTACGCCCTTATCCTTCGCTATCTCGGTTTTACCGGATCGCCGCCCTGCCATGGCGTAAATGTATTTATTCTTGGAAAGCAGTATCTGCTGCTGGATATCGTGGCAATCTTTATATATGCGATAACTCAGAAAGTCGGTATCTTCCCGCGCACCCCGGTTTATGTAGTTGTCTATGGTGTCGAGGATATCGGGTTTCAAGAGCCTTTCTGCGAAAAACATCTTGGCATCATATTTGCCTTCAAGCGCGTCCTTTTTAAGCTTATTAAGAAACGCCGTATAAAACTTAGACTTTTTCCCGGTATCCGGGTCTACGACTTCATCATCCATCACGCTTATGAAGGATTTAAGTATCTCGTTTTTATAACTAATTGAGCCAGCCGGTCGCCCTCGCGGGTTTCCGGTCTTGCCTTCTTCATACTTTGGCACTATTTTTTTCCTGTTCTAAATTGACAATTTTCTCTATTTTGTCAAAGTTGATTATATAGGTCTTCTTCCCTTCCTGCTTGCCCTTTGAAATATACCCGAGTTTCACCAGGTTGGTTATGATCCCGTAGTATTCTATCGGCTTGATCTTCGCAAAGGTTCCCATGATCTTCTTGTCATCAGGGAACATTTCAAAATCCTTGTAGATCCTGGAGGGCAACTGTTCGATCAGGTTATAGAGTACCTTGAGCTTTGAAAAGCCGATAACTGGCAGCAACGCGGATAGTCTCTGCATTTTCGTGGTGTCGGTCTTTTGGGTCTTTTCGTAATACTCGTTCAAATCCTTGTAAGCGATTTCCGCTTCCTCGCGGGTTATGGTGCCTTTCTGATAAGCGTAGGGTATAAGCATCCGGCAGTATTGCGGGTCTATGTCGAGGAACTTACGAAGCTCATTGCCGATCTCACTCTTGCTGTTAGTCATTCAAGCCCCCTTTTGATCTTTTTGTATAGCTTTGGCATCCTTTTGCGATAAGCGTATCTCAGTAACCTTG